CACTGGTTGCAGACCTTGATGCAGAGGCAACGGGTTGGGCGATTTTGTTGCTTCTGGTAGCCTGATCCTCGCCCTTCGAAAAGGACTCTGGAAACTTGTTTTTAACTCTATTAGTTAATTCATCATAGTAGTCATCTGATTCAGTGTCAAATCCTTCTGCTACTAAACCACGATGAATTCTTTGAGCAAAATCAGTCATTTCTTCATCTTGTCTAAACCACGTATTCTTTTCAGCCCAAGCTAATGCTTTAGATGAAGGTTGTGGTCTATTTTGTGGTTGTTGAGGAATTGGCTGTTGATCAATTTCTTTTTGAAACTGTTCATATTCTTGCTCTTTTTTTGACTTTGTAACTCTAATTCTTTCAGCCTCTAAATCTAATTTAGTTAAAGCTTGGCGAGCTTCTTCTTCAAGTTGAAAATCACCAGCTTCTCTAGCTCTTATTAAATTTTGACGTGCAAGATCAGAAGCCATTTTATTTCGTACTTCACTTTCAGACATATAACCTTTGTCAATGTCATAAGTTTTCTTTTTAGCTTCTGATAGTTCTTTTTGAACGTTTTGAGCATACATGAAAGCAGCCTCTTTTTCTCTTTCGGCTTCTCTCAATTTCCAAGTCATTTTATCAATTCGTTTTTTGACTTTATCTGAGTATTGATCCATTTCACCTTGTTGTTCTTCTTCCTGAACTTCAGGTTTTAAAGGATCTTTTTCTTCAGTTTTTACTTCTTCATATGTGTCTGGTTTTACTGTGCCGTGAGACTTATCTTCAAGTTCTATTTCAGCACCTTCACCTGACGTATCCAGATCGACCATTTTGTCTTTCTGAGCAGATGTTATTTCTGTTTGCATGGTACCTCCCATGTTATAGTATTGTTAATATGTCCTCTGGATTATCCACTGTGCCGAGTATCTCGTCATCATTGAGTAATCTTACTTCCCCACCTTCAATTTTAAGTCTAGATCCTGCGTATCTGCCAAACACAACCCAATCACCTTGTTTACACCAAGGACCATTAGGAAACTTTTCTTTATCTTGATATGCATCTGCACCGACTGCTAAAACCATAGCAACAGACGCTGTTAATTGTGAGTCTTCTAAAGTCTTATCCGTTAAAATAACTCCACCTTTAGTTTTTTCTTTTGCTTTAAAAGGTAAAACTAAAATTCTCCAACCAACAGGTTGTGGAAGTTTTTCTAATTCTTTTTTATCTTTTGCTACACCCTGTGAAGGATTTGCCATTTTTTTCTTTATGTCCTCAGGGACATATAAAGTCTTAGTCATCTATTTTCTCCTCTTGATCCAGCAGGCGAGAAATTTCCTGTTGGCATATGTCAAGCATATGTAACTTTCCTTGAATATACTTGTAATCTTCAAAGTTTTCAACCCCTTGTGTCAAATGTTCATGAAGTTGTTCTTTGAGTGTTTTTAGTTCTTTTTGATAATTATGAATTACAAAGATGCTCATACGTAAGCATTAACTCCTGGTATTCTTTTTTCAAAAACTTTATTTTGTCCATCTTTAGCACAGTGCCATGTTTGTTCATGACCTTGATTAACTCCATAATTATTTCTTTGCATTTTACCTAAGCCTGATTTTACTTCTTCAGCTACTGAATTAAGAGCATAGTCATCACCAACCATAACACCTGTTTGTTTTAGTTTAGGCCACCAATTGATAATATCATCTTCGACAGCATCATATTCATGTGCACCATCAACCATAATGTAATCAACAGATTCGTCTTTAAATTGATTTAAAATTTCTTCTGAATCCGATCTACCTTGACAAGGTATAACCATATTTCTTCCAATAAAAAATTGTAAATTATCTTTGAATATTGATGAGAAGTCTTTTGGTAGTTTTATACCAGCGTGTTCTGTTGAACCTTCAAAAGTATCAACGCAATATATTTTTACATCTTCTTTTCCCGCATTGTAAAGAGCGGTTGCAAGATAGTGTGTCGATCTACCTAGAAAAGATCCAATTTCTACAATGACACCATCATCGGCTATTTGATCTACAACGATGTCGTAAGTTTCAGAGTAATTGAACCACCCAGGTATCGTAAAATAGGTGTGTTTCATAGTTAAGAATATCCTTATTTGTTTGTCTTAACTATTTGTATCTTTTTATAATTAATTTTCAACCCTTGTGGTGTTGGTCCTCTTTTAGGAGGAACTGTTGTTGTTAGTTTCTGTTTCTTCATGTTCGCATATGGTGCATTCGCACATACAAGTTGAACAACAATGGCATAAGCAGTCACACTTTATGCATTTTGTTGTCATTTCTTCTTAGAAATCATTCCTTTGATACCAGGTGCCGCCCTAACCCCCAGACTGACAGAGCAGGCTAAATATAAGAGGTGGGTATAATACTCCGGTAAACTTTCCAAAATCTGAAACCCACGTTCTATGTGTGGTTGCATAAAAGGTAAGAAGGCACAGATTGCAGGTATCATCAAAGCTAGTAAAACAAACTCGTCTTTCCACGACCCTTTCATTTGATCTACGGCTGATGCCTCCCACGCAACTTTTCCGGCAATTTGTTGTTCTTTTAAGCTTTTTTGTGCCTTGATTTCAGTCAAAGCAAGATCCGCTTTTGCCTTTTTAGTCTCTACAAAGCCCGTAACAGCGTCTTTAATCATTCCAGCTACTGGACCAGCTAATAAACTAATCATTTTGACCTCTATTTGGTTGATTTTGACGTTGTATTGCTACATCTGCACGTAAATTAGCTAAATCATAGTCTTTTTGTAATTTTTGTGTGTCAAAATTCTGTTTATACTCAAATTGATTCTCTTTTAATGCTTGATTTTCACCATCTTTTTGTGCTCTAAGCTCTAGTTCTTGTTGTCTTAGTGCTAATTCTTGTTGTTTTAACAAAACAAGAGGATCCATAGATTGACTTTGCATAGCTTCAGCCTCTTCTACAACCATAGTTTCTGTTATTTTTATAATTTGTTCATTAATTAAAGATTCTCTCTTCATTTCTAGTTGTTGTAAAATTTCTGGTGGTATCTCTTGACCAAATTGTTGTTGCATTTTTGCAACTTCTTCTTGTAATGCTTGTGCAACTACCGCTGTAGCTAACATTGAAACATGTTGATTGATGTGAGATATCAAAGTAACGACAACCATTGGATTAGTTTTAATCATTGCAGAACTCATAAATAATCTATGTGCTTTTATATGTTGTTCATGATTTTGTTGTGGAAAAGCCATGGGTGGCTTACCAATAAGAACTAAACTATTTTCCATTGCTGGATCTGTTGGTTGTGGTTGCTCTGGTGGTTTTGGTATCGGAAGTATTTGTTCAATATCTTTAACACCTAATGCAACATACATTCTTCTGTAAGCCTCATACACATTGTGCATCTCAGGATTAGATTGTGCTATTTGTAATTGTTGTTGTGCTAGTGTCACTCGTTGTGACATGGAGAAAATATTTGGATCTGATACAGGTAAGATGTCTATCTGATCAGCAAAATCTGCTTGTTTAATTTCTCTAGGACCACCTGATACATTAAAAGGATAAACGGGTGGTAATGCTAATTTGAATATTTTTGCAAGCAGTTGAAATTCTTTTTTCTGTGCATAGTGTAATCTTTTATGAACAGCAGACATAACTTTTGTACCACGTTCCATAAGAGCCATGGTTGTACCCACAGGTGTCTGTGAACTACCAATTTCTGATAGTTGCATATCTGCAACAGTTGCAAATTGTTTTGCAGCATCAACACAAAAACCAAGAAGTTGCATTAACACACCATCAGGTCCTTTATAAGGTAATGGCATTAATGCTTCACGGATAGCACCATTAGGTGCATCGACATCTCTAAACTCTCCTGGTTGTAATGGTTGATCATCATCACGTATTCTTAATCCACGTGACTTATATCCTGCTGGTAAATTAGATAAAGTTCCAGCATCTAGTAATTGTCTTAATGCAGTTGTGGCAGTTCTTGTCAAACCACCAATCATGTGAATTAAACCAAAACCGTAAAAACCTAGTCCTGGTAAAAACTTGTAGTGAACAAAATAATGGTTCTTTCTTTTTATAATATCGTCTTCATTATAGTTTCTATAAATAGATAGAACTTTATTTGATCTTTTTTCTATTGTTAAAACGTAAGGTAATTTAATTCCACTAGGCTCACCTGATTTTGGATTTATATCTTCGAAACCTTCAAGATCTAAATCAACATGAACTTCATACAATTCAGTCATGTCATCCATGTAAGTGTCTTGTGGATTTACTCCCTCAATACGATCCATCTTTTCTTGTATTTCTGAATCATTCTCTTCATAAGGTGATATTTCTATATCACGATAGAATCCTGAAACTTGTTTCTTTCGAACATCGTTTAAGTTCATTTTTAAGATATGAGTAATTCGATCACATGAATCCAGATCAGAGGCATCATAAGGAACAACGATATCTTCTGCTGGAACAAACTTAGAGGTAGCTCTATTTAAAACTTCGTCAAAATAAACTTTTTTAAAAGCACTTCCTGATAAAGGTAATTGAAATAACATTTGATCCATCTCAGGATTGTAGTCTTCCATGACATGAGTTATCTCATAGTTCATGTAATCTTTAACACGCTCTGCTGCTAATTGAAGTTCAG